CTGACCACAAAGGATCGTGGGTAGAGGACTCGTGAACCCAGCGGACTTTCGTCCGCCAAGTACCCTTCACCGCGTTGCCAGCATACCCCTCTTGCCGATTTATGGTTCGAGGGTTTTGCTGGACAAAACGGCGAAGTTTGTACGCGTACATTGCATCCTCACGAGCCTCAACGTATCGAGGAACGTAATCTAAAACGTGGCACTTAAAGCCACGGTTTGGATCGAGAAGAAACTCTTCTCGAGGACGCAAGAACCCTCCGTCCTCAGAAACCCCAAAAGGGATTCTAGGGAACGGTCGAAGCGGATACTTATTGCTAAGTATCCGTTCGGCTTTCGAGGTGATATTACTATCATCAAGGAGGCGGGCGTTCAACCTGACTAAACGGTTGTGTGCACGTACAAATTCAGAAGGATGAAGAATCATTTCCTTCTGGTAGACAGGAGTCACATCGACCCCGCGGTAGTAGTGCTTACCGCAGGACTCGAAGAAGTGCCCGTCTTTAAATGACTTCTTAGCGTTTATCGAAAAACCGCAGACAGTAAGTATTTCTACTACACTGTCAAACGATTTACGATTTACGATAATATCGTCACCATAGACGGATACACTGTCTACGCTACCCAGATTCTCATCGACGGAGCTCGCAAGAGCCCAGAAGATAAGAGTCTCAAGCTCGAAACAGAACGCGTTTCCCATGGAGGCGAACTTTTCGGTTCGAATCCACTCCCCATCCACCAGAGTTTCCGGTGAACGTAGGAGGTCGAGAAACATCGCCCAATCGAGCGGTAGCAAATGGTACACAAGTTCGCGAGATATGGTGTCAGACGCCGCACTTAAGTCAAGTGTGGACAACCCGTTTCGGAACGCGTCACGCGCCCGATTCTGGTTGATAGACTGATCGTCTAGATTGACACCAAAACGCCGTAACCGGCGACGCATATAGTTGTGAACACCTTGCTGGAGAAAACCATTTCCAGTAGGTTCTGCAGCTATACACCTGTCGGTTTTAGCGGTTTTCGGTACAGTTAAGAACCTCGAGCCCCTTACCACTGTAAAAGTGTTGGGGAGCAATGAGAATCGGCCTTCTGGAATGCAACCCAGAAAGCATGATGCCCAATGAGGATCAGATTCGACAATCCGCCGAATTAACGGCAGTGCCGAACCTGTAACCGAAATAGCCCGTGAAATCTTTTTGTCTGGTGTAGCATCGACACGTTTCATGTCAAATGTTGCACCAGGACCCCACTTACAGTCAGCCAGCACCGTTTGATAATGTAAGGATCCAAGAACGGCAGCTATTTTACGTTGTGCCCTGAAAAGGGCAGCTTCAACGCGACCAGTAAATGGTCGAAGCTGCAATCCTCGGAAACGCACATTAGTCGATTGGCACTGGCTCTCAGAAAGTTTCCACTTTTTGAGTGCAGCTTCTTTTCTATCAATAGGCAATCTCAACCCCTTGTATTTTGTCAAATACTCGGAGATGAAGTAGTCTAACTGAAACGAAGAGTCGCCGCGGGCTGTAATGTCAGTTACAGAAAGCTCACAAAGAGCTTCGTGGTTATATTTAAAGCATAACCACACTGACAAGGACCTCGGTGAATCAATACGCTCACACAGAGAGTAAACAATACTCTCCATGGCATCACTGCCTGGTTTGCGCATAGATTCCTCCAACTAGTACGGGGTAACCAAGGTCTCCACGAGCGCGATCAATTGCGTTTCGTTTTGGAGAAGATAGTTCATCTTGCGCAGATCCTTGCGGTTCTGCAAAGATGCCCGTTCCGGCATCACATATTCCGTGAAACCTCGCGGAACATACGATACCGTCGGTGCAGGAGCAATACCCGAGACTGTATTGTTAGTTACATTCTCGAGGATAGGCTCATGCAAACCGATAGTTGCACGATACGTACGCTGGTTCGAGTTCTGACCGGCAGCTCCAACGGTTGGACGCTTCAGCTGATAGCTGACGCGCCAGTAACCGATCGGAGAAGCCTGGCTTTGATCTTCGAACCAGAATACACCATCGCGATCCGGCCCTAGGGGCACGAACGTATGGTTCACAGGAGTTCCCTGTGCGTCCGCAATAACGATATTGCTGGCAGCCATGAGTCACCTCACTTAAAGACCTTAAGGGTACGTTTTAAAACCCCAAAGGCCTATTGTTACCGCCCAAGCAGTTGCCTGAGCAGTGCCGCCGCAGAAAACAATCTCTGCGACCCGAGACCCACATGAAATGTGGGGGTCCGAGGGAGCGGGTATGACGTCAAAACGGATCTGTTAAAACTTACGTAACGTCTCTTTGCTTTTGGCTCAGAGCCGGCACGCCACCGTGTACCGCCAGCTACGTAGCCGTTCGAGTTATTCTGAGCGACTTCGTTACCAGCATACACGGAAAGAGTGCTAACATATCCTTTTCTGAAATAGGACCCGAATAAGAGTCCCGTTTCAAGGTTCCTGAGAAAGGAGCCGACGTCGATGAACCAGTCTACGACAAAGGAATAGGGAATTACTTCCCAGGCCAGCGAGACAGGATTAAGGCTTGACCATTGCGCCAAATTACCTTGATCCCGTAACGCAAGTTCCACAGTGATGTGGCACGAGACCTTTCCAGAACCATTCTGAACAACAGGATGATTCGCGTAGCTGAGCATCTTGGTAACTTTACCATTTACCCGAATCGGTATGGTGCATTTACCGGTAACTTTCGTCAACCGGTTTCTCAGTTGGCGTTGAGTGTCATCACAAGCATCATAGATGTCCTGTAATAACGGTCTCCAGCCGTACTGAAATTGCAACCAACCATTGGCGATATCTAACGTAGACCAACGTGAGGGGTGGCGTGCAAAATTTACAACATTTGCTACACCACGAATCATATTGGCGGTTTGTCTGGCCTCAATTAAATCGAGGCCAAGATCAAGCCGACCGCGAACCTGAGCGTTTAAATTCTCAAGTGCACGGTTATACGCCAGAGCGGTGTCAAACGTCGGCAAATTAACTTCACCGTCGAAAACACCATCACGATGGCCCCAGCCCCAACATCCAGCACCACTTTGCATCCACCATTCGGAAACACCAACAAAGTGATAAGTATCATTCACCGTATATTGCCATGGATTCGGATCTTTAAAGTTTCCTTTAACGATCGCAGAAGACGTGACAGTTTTACGATGATAGATATCATTCCCTAAGTCGGTAGGACCGTACGGGGAGCAAGGTGGGTTGTATTGGATGCGTGAGCCATACGTCCAAGTGTCCTGATTTCTCAATTAGGGCACCTGTCAACGTACTGGAAAGTCAAAGAAAATAACACACAAGACAATCAACAGCACTATAAGCGCTGTTGGAATGTCGAGTGTGATATTCCAGCGACTCGCAGTCCGCTCGCCATGACGACACTCGTTGCCGCCATAAAGTAACCGCTCAACTTCTTGGTGACGTGAAGTAAGGACCTTCAAAGTCTCGCGCAGCAACTCCTTTGACGTGCTCATCGCTTACTCCCACTCGCTCCCTTCGCGACAGTCTTACGAGCTGGGTTACCCTTGCGGGTAACGCTTTTCGTAGATTTGCGCGACAAGGGGCTGGGTGAAAATAGGCCGACGAGAAACGTCAGCAGGAGAGGACTGTACCTGACTAAGAGATCCTTCACGAAACGTCTCCAAGGGTTAACCGCCTTTCGAAGGGTGAAATTCCAGGACAACTTCACGAAAGAATTGATGGAAGTCGTTTTGCGTCCAATTTGAAACTTCCAAAGAGGTCAGCCGTCCAAAGACGGGATGATCACAAAGGAAGTAACGAACGAGATGCATCACAACCATAACCAGCAAGTTCTCCAGCGAAGCGTCCATAGAATAAACCCCAAGAAGGGTTGG